GCATGGGGTAGCTGTTACGCACAATGGCAAAGCGAGAGTAGCGGATGCCATCAATGGGGGAGGGCTTTTGCTTAACAGCACGCATCATGATCTCGGCTGCGCACGCATAAGACTTGCCAGACCCCACCGGCCCCATCATGCCGCGCACAAAGGCGTTGGATTGCAAGAAGCCCCACACCTGGGGGCTTTCGCTGAAGTCCAGGTTCAGCCCCGTTGTGGGCATCTGCTTGCCGCTTTGTTCTTTAGTCCGGCTCATGCATACCTTTTTTCATTTTGCGAAGGTCAACCAGCAAGTCCAGCTTGTCATCGCAGATGTCTTCCCATGCCTGGTCATCCAGGTCGGTATCAAGCTCAAGCATCAGCACTTCAATCATCCGGTCAATAAACTTTTCATCCATGTCAATCTCCCTTTACGTCAACAATGTCACTGATCGGTGACTTGATATTGATCCCGATCACCGAAGGCTTGTCAGACTCATCTGGGTTGTCCAGCAGTCCAGAAGCTTTGGCCAGGATGCGCAGCACTCCGACCTTGTCATACAGCTCAATCTCAAGCGTTGAGTTGCCATCCCGATCAACCTTTTGCTTGATTGACTTGATGGCCGTCAGCGCATGCTCAGGGATCTGGTGCGCAGCCTTCACGGTCACGTTGCCACCCTCATCCCAAGTCATGATGTCGCTGATCTTCGTGTTCGCCATGCACAGCAATGCATACGCCACAGCCTCACGGTTGCCGGCCAAGGTGGTAGACCTCTCAAGCCTGCGCTCAATCGAGCGAGTACCACCCCAGCCAGTCAAGTTGGGAATGTTGGACGGTGACTTTCTTGTGGCCATCAGAACGGTATATCGCTGTCGTCAGATGCCATCACAGGCGCTGCAGCCTGCACAAGCTTGGCAGCTTTAGGTTTACCGACCTTGACGCGAAACCACCACTCACCAGCCGACGTTTTGCCAGGCGTGATCTCAAGGTAGTGCGAAGCGCCATCAGGCAATACCACCTCGCCAGAGTAAGGCGCGTGCCAGTCCTCGGTTTTGTTCTTGTTTACAAAGGCCGAGCCTTGTCCAGGTTTAAGTTCGTATGCCATAAGTCAATCCTTGCTGTTGGTAAGTGTACAAAATTGTGGAGAAGATGGGGAAAAATTGTGAGGAACCCCCGTATCGCTACGGTGAGGGGGAGGGGGGAGGGGTCGTTTTTCTACGCGCCCGTCAACGCGCCCGGTATTGCGCGCATAGCGCTGGCGCATATAGGTTTCGGTCGCTTCCAAGGGCACACGTCGCAGCATGCCCCCTGCTTGTACAGAATCCATACGTTCGTATGACACATGTACAGATCGATTAAAACGACGTAGGAGCGATTGCAACATGTACAGGCTACCCATGTCTAGGCTTGCCTGTGATCGTGGCGTATGGATCGATCTAGGTGCCTTGGCGGTACCTTCAATCATCTGGCATCCCGCTTCAACTGTATCAATCCATCAACCAGGTGCTGCTCCTTCGGTGTGATGCCCTCGGCTGCGTAGATGGCCAGCAGGGTTGCGAGGCCGTCATCGATGTCCTGGTCGGTCAATCCGGCATCGATCAACTTTGGAACTTGGTTGCCTAGAACTAACCTTAGGTTATCTTTAATTGTATTTAAAGATTTAACCTTATATGTATCCTCTCTTATGTGTTCTTCTGAGTTAAGGGCAACCGTATTAGGTTGCCTATATGGTTGCCTATGGAGCGCTTCATTGGCAACTTTAGAACTCTCTACATGGGCAACCTCTGGGGTTGCGTATGTAGGTTCCTTCGGTGGCTTCTTTTTAGCGATCTCTTCCTTCATTTTCCTGACAGTCATGCTGTCCTTTTTCTCTGCCATGGTTGGCTCCTTTCTTGGTTGGTTATTCCTGAGTGCTTGACCAATCATCTTGGCAATGCGAGCCTGGCCAGCTCGGTCTATCTCTTGCTGCTGGGCCATGACTTGCTCCTGTTTGATCACTGGTGGCCGTGTGTCCTCGATTGAGTTGGTCACTGCGATGGCCGTGGCTGCGTCTACGGTGATATCGAAGATCACGCGCACTGTGTTTGACCTCTCGCCTCTAAAGCCTTTCCTGACCACTTCAACGTAGCCTGCAGCGATCAGCTTGCCCATCTGCTTGGTGATGGCTTGGCGGCTGACCTTCATGTCCTCGGCCAGCTTTTTCTGGCTAACCCAAGTAAAGCCTGCTCGGTTGCAGTAGCTACACAGCACGGCAAGTATGCGCAGCATGTTGTCTGTGATGGCTTTGTCTGTGATGGCTCTGATCGGCAGCACGCACACCTTGCGCTGATCCGGCATCGGCTCTTTCTCTCTGATGCGCGGCTTCTTGGGTAGCGCGAAGGCAATTGATTCAGACATGTCGCTCATTCAATCCCCGCAAAAGCATGCAATGGCTTCTTCGTTTGGGTCAAACATATCTTGCTGCTGCTCAGTAAACTTAGTCATTGCTGCGTAACTTGGACGATCAGATCGAAAGCGCCCACCGTTTTGAATCTTTGCATTGGTAATGCTTGTCTCCATTCGTGCCCACCAAGCAGCTCGCTGTGGCTTTTCGGCAATCAGGGACAAGATTTGTGACGCGCCTTTTAAGAAGCACAAATCGCAATTGCCGTGATATGTCACCCCGTTGTGGTTTGGTAAGCCCAGATCAAACGCCTGGTCGCGCCAGAAGCTGCCGACATCGTCCTTGGTAATGTTTGCTTGTGCAAGCGGCATGATGCGTTCGGGGCCAGCTTTGCCACCGCTTGGGTTTGCCTTAATCTTGGCCACGCGCCTAGGCTCATCTGCGCGGATGCCAACCATGTTGTCCCATTCACTCCAGCCTGTTGACTTAAGGTATTTGTGCTCAGGCTGAATCTTCAGCTCTACAGTGCAAAAACGGGCTACTGGGTTTGGCAAATAGTTGCGCTTGCTGATGATCTCTTCAAATGGCTGGCCTTCTCTGCTAGCCGTTTCAAAGTTAACCACCTTAAAGCCTGGCGCTTCGGGTTGATACTCCAACCAGGTAATTGGCACGTTCCAGTGCTCTGAACAGTCTTGTACAAAGCGCAGCGTGGCTTCATCCTCTTTGCCCGTGTTGGCAAAGCAGACAACGGCATCTTCTGGCAAGCTCATGTCGTGAGCCTGTAGCACCCGCCAAAGCATGTAGGCGCTGGTGCGTCCACCGCTAAAGCTAATGCAAGTGGGGCTGTCAATTTTAAATGGGCTACTCATTTCGTTCTTCTTTCTTTACCTGTCGCATGTAGAGCCTGACGCGCTGCTCTGCACCCTTGCCGTAGAGCTTGTCGACGGCTGCCAGGTGCCTGTCTACCAGGGGTTTGTCGCGCAACACTTCCCAGGTCGTCAGCAGCTCTCTGGCCACAGCGGTGAGCAAGATCGTCATGTCCGGCTCCAGTGGGCCTTTGTGTTTGTGATAGTGAGGTTTCCATGGCCGCTTAATCATTCTGGTTTGGGGCAGTCTTCGGGCACGTCAACAACACACCACACTGCAGCCCACTGGCCACGCACTGGGCCTGTCCAACGGTCAATGTATGAGTCCGGCATGACCTTGAGTGACCTGGTGATGTCACGCATGCCTGAGTCAGTTCGGTACGACAGCTGCCTGGTAGTCATGCCCTCATGGCCACGCAGCAATGCGCGTAGCTTCGCCTGCAGCTGGGTCATCTGTGGCCCTTCATCTTGTCCACCCAACATGGCTGGCAATACCAGCGATGTGGGCTTGTCTGCACGCCACCCTCTGGTGGCCGTTTCTCTTCACAGCGGTGGCACAGCTTGAACGGCTGCCCATTGACGCTGCTGCCTTTAAGGCTAACCTGGTGTCTCGCAAAACTCATTTCAATCTCTCATGGATGTAGACCTCGATGCGCGGGTCATACGAATATCCTTTTTCAATAACCAGGCGAGTGACTTGTTTGTCATCGACGTAGACCACATGGCATGCGTCCAGCACGGCCTTGGCCACGTTGTCGATGTCTGGCTTGCCTGGTATCAGTGCGTTGTTAAGCGCCAGCATTTGCTTGTGCTTAGGCCAGCTTGGCGGTATGCCGTAGAAGGCCACAATGCGCATGCTGATGGGCGTTGTGAGCAATGCCATACCGTTCATTG